GTAATATGCTTATTTTTAAAATAAACTACCCATATTTTTATTTTTTCCCATAAAGATTATGATAATTTTTAAACATTGTACAAACTGCATAAACTGGCATTGAATCATTTTGTTTACTTAGCCAAGCCTTATCTTGCAATATTTTAATATCAAGGCAAAATTGTATATTATCTTTTTTCCACTTCTCATCATCTTTTACTACATTATTATTTGTATTTGCTTCATCAAATGCAAGCATTTCTAAATTTTCAGCCTCACAAGATGATTTGTAATATATTTTTGGTAAAGAATCATCAGCAATTGCATTATGAAGCCAAATAGCTTGATTAATTTCATCGTGAAAATTGTTTTCAATTAGGACTGCACTGGCCAAGGTATTTTTTAACTCATATAATGCTGGGTACTCCCTTAAGGCTCTAGACTTCCAAGGTGATATCACCCCAAGATTTTTATTTATCTTTTCGGCCAAGTTCTTTCCTGATCCATTACCAATGTAAAAACATGAAAATCCACTTGCTGAAGAATTAAAAGCGTCACTATGCAAAGCTATATGATAAGCATTACCACCCATTGCATTATAAAAATTGTTTGATAATTCAACGGCTTTTTGTAACCTTTGATTTTCTGTCATGCTAAAAAATTCTGGACATACTTCACATTTAAATCTTTTATCTTTATCAAAGATATTTTTTATCTTGTTTGCAAGCATTCTCATGTGAATTTCTTCAGTATCACCAAATTTACAAGCATTCCAAGGCTGAGAACTTGGACTTAAAAATATACCTATTGCCATAGTTTATTCCTCCTTAAATTTTAATGTTTTGCTTAATTTTCTCCATTTCATCGCAAATATTATTCAAGGTTTCCATTATTTTATAATCTGTTTCGTTTTTCTTTTCTAGCCATTCCATTAATTTAGATTCTCGTTTAAAAGCTTGATCTAGCTGTTCTTTATGTTGGACATTTATATCATTATAAAGCTTTTGCAATGCCATTGATCCATATTTTGCACCAAATACTATTGCAATTCCAACTGATCCCAAATTAAACAAAAATTTAATTGCCTCTTGCTCCATAAAAGCCTCCAAAGTTTATATTTATTTAACCTCTAATTTTAGTTAAGTTGTCCAGGTATCTGTATCTAAATCATAATACTTCCAAGTTCCAGGACTTGCAGTTGTATCAAACCACAAATCTTTATCTCTTGGATTTTTAGGACTTGTATCACCTACATGTATCGCAGGATTTAAACTTCCAAAATGTACCCCTGTGCCTGGCCTTCTTGAACTCCTTGAATTCGACATAATTATAACCCCCTATAGTAGTCTACAAAGCCTGGATGTGGTTGAGTCGTAAAGTTATCAGCATCCCTCAAAATAGCACTAACCTTACTTTCCATGATGCCTGACCCTCTATCTTTGATAGTTACAGATTCAATATTATATGTTCCCTCTGGTATTCCATAGCGTGGTAAATTTATTGTTTGCTTTGTTTGTGGGTTCATAAAAATATGATCTATAGTGTATTCTACTGACTTTGGCATAAATCCCTGTTTCTTAAGTAGTGTTTGTCCTGCATCATCAGCTGATGGATAAGTTACAATTGAGTCGCCTTCAGCTTGGTCATAAGATGTTTCATTTACTGTAAAATTATCTGCATCTATTACTGTTGCTACCCAAAAAGCTTGTCCTAAAGTTTCATTGTAAACATAATCCCCAACTACAAGACTGTGAGAAGTAATTTTTATTTGGAAAAATGCTGTGCCTGCCTCTGCTGGTCTATATAATACATTTGCTATAGAAGTATCTTTTATCACATTTCCCCATACTCCTGTGCCTGCTGTAATCTCTTGTATAGTATCTATTTGGGTTTGATTTAGATTTACTGTCCTTATTTGGTCACCATATAGATCTTTTCCACCTAAAACAAAGTTTTTATTAACATACCCATCAATAGAGTGTTTAAGGCTTAATTCTCTGACTTTTAAAATACCTCCAGCGGTTAAATTATGTGGAGCATCTTCAAATACTGCTGGCTCGTTATAAAAATGTACTTGAAAATCATCATCTACAAACCATTGATATCCATTTCTAGAAGCACATTCATCAAATACATCCGCTATAGTAATACAGTCATTTACCCAAGCACTACCTAATGCTAAGCCTTCATTTATTAACTCCGATACCGCTGGCTCAAAACCTTCTTGAATTAAATATTCATCGTTTATATCAGTTACGATATGCCCGGCAAGTTTGGTTTTAGCATAGTTTACAGCTAGTGTCCTCCGGGATGGTATGGATTTTAAGCTAATACAATTCACATCTTGAAACACATAAGGAAAAGCATTATTAACCCCAATCAAGTCTGCATCGGATATTATACCCATAAATCTTTTTACGCCATCTAAACTAATCCTTACATACTGTCCTGGATGGGGTTGGAAGCTTAAAGCATCATCCACAATAGGAAGTTTTAAAGTAAAATTAGCAGTATCGGAATGGCTTGATTTTTTATTAATTGTTAATGTTTTATCCATTAGATATTGTGTAACATCAGTAAATCTAAATAGCAAAATTTCATCATCAGCAGCTGCATCGGCTATATCGCTATGATATACAATTTCATCTGATGCTGGTATTTCTGACACCCTCCTACAACCTCTTTCAGAAGCACCCATAGGCTGAGCATCTCTCACAGTTTTATCTATTATAAAATCATCAACTTGTAATCCATGGTCAGCTACCAACACCATTGTAGCTATTTCAGGAACGCTTGCAATTAGGCCTTTACCTATATATTGCAATATTTCTATCAATATTGTGTGTTGCGTTACTTCTAAAACTGTAGGTATATCAAATTCAACTTGTAAAGACACATCAGCAACCATTACATTAGGTATTCCAATTTCAGCTTGTAAGGACACATCAGCTACTTGTACATTTGGAGCAAATACATCAACTTGTAAATCTATTCCAGCTACTTCAATATCATTAGTTACTGTTGCCATAAGCTCAAATGTTGCTATAGCTGTTGTAGTTGCCCCATTGTTTGCCGTAATATAAATTCTATAGTATATATATCTAGTAGTATTGGTAAAAGTAAATTCTTTTCTTTCCCCACTAATAAAAGTAATTCCTGTTTGAGTATCTAAATCAGTCCAGTTTATATTATCATTAGACCCTTGTAACTTCCAGTCTTTTGGAGCATCTGTATCAATATTAGAAATTATTGCATATTTAGTGATTATAGGTGATAAACTAAAATTTATCCATCTATATGATAACCAACAAGGTGCAACACCAGCCGTTGTAGTTCTCCAATAACTTACATCTGTACCATCCATAGCTTTGTATGCATAATATGTGTTTGAATATTCTGTACTAGCTGCTGCTACACCCTCTGAAGTATTACTAGTGAGTAAAGGAATAAGATTATTGGTATAAGCCATTGTTTACACCACCTCTACACCAGCTTCTAAAGAGTCTATATCTGTTATACTCCATTGTGCTGTATCTTCTGGATTGAGGTCATACATAGTTTGATATTGTAAAGTACCGCCAATTAGAGGCACTGCAGTTCCAGCATAATATACACCGCCAATTCTAAGTACTGGCTTAATCTGTGACCCTGCTCCTTTTTCTTTAGCATAAATATTATGACTAACTGCTATAATTCCAGCATTAGAAGGTATTGATTTATCAGCCACTAATTCTTCCATGTCAAAGGTATCTTGATGACCCGATACACTACTTTGTATATTTGCAAATTGGGGGTTAGGACTTGCTTGATTACAAGTTCTATAATGTTCGCCAATTGGATATTGCTTAACTTTAAAAGTTTTAATAGAGTCCCCCGATGTTTGAGAAGTAACTTGGGAACCAAATACATTACCATTTAAACTAGCATAATTGTACAATGAAGTACCATTAACATATATAACTCTTCGAATTGCATTTGACCTAGAGGTATTTACAAATACATCATAACTTTCCAGAGTGTGTCCAGATACAACGACATGATTTGTATCAGTTCCGCTTGCTGCCGTTATAGTTGATTGATAGATAAAGCTTTTGAATACATCAGCCTCAGTTTGACTCGTTACACTGCTCACAGTTAAATTATCATTATCTACTTTAGTAACAATTCTATATACATCCCTCGTAACATTATATATAACATCATTTGTAGATAATCCGTGTCCAGTTATTTTTATATTAGTTGTTGTAGTTCCAGACTCTCCTAAAACCCAACCTTGTGAAGTAGTAAACTGACTCTTGCCTCCAGTACCTTTGGGCTTTAACCCAACTATTGTACCCGCACCGCACCAAAAATTATTAATAGTTCCTGATGTATCATTTAAAGCTAAATCATCAAAACTAATATACAGTGGAGTTTGAAATGAACCAGTTGCGGCATTAGCACCAAACCGTACTGAATTTAAAGGAGTTGAGCCTGTGTTTACATCGGATGCCGATGTAATAGCAACATCATCAATTCTTATTTCATACGATCCAAGAGTTGAGTTAATTTTAATATAAAATTCAATCTTAGTCCAAGTGTCTAGTGGTATTGTAACGCTCGCTACAGATGTATATGAGCCACCTATTCTTACATAAAACTTAAAAGCTGTTGTACTAGTTCCATCTTCGACTAAAGATATTATTGGATTGGAACCTGCGAATAATGCTAATATTTCATTCAGTGTACTTGGTAAAGGGTTACCAGAGGCTGAATTTTTAATCCATACTCTAAAATAAACTTCTGATACTTCAAGTATAGTTTTTACAGCCAATTGCATGCCATTATTGACTGGAGGTTTTATTTGTAAGCTATATTGACTATATACCGATCTGCCAGTTACTAATTTATATGCTGATGGGAAATATGGTATTGACAAACCTCTAATATGCTGACTATATGGTGTACCTTCTAAGTAGTCTGCGTGCGGAAACCCATTTTCAAATCCTTCTTGCCATATTCTAGCCATTTTTAATACACCCCCTCGTATCTTAATCTTTTTACTGCTTGATTCATTATTCTATCCACAGAATAATCATTAGCAATAGTATTTCCAGTAATATTAAATTGTATAATGCCTCTTTTGCCCATGTTATTTCCCAGTAAACTTTTTAATTTACTAAGCGGTAAAACTACTTCATTTTCTACACCTTCACCAATCATTGCTAAGGTTGGTTTGTCCACTATACCGCCATTTTTCAGCATAGGTATTTGTCCGATATTTAAGCCTTTTCCACCCAATCCAGGTACCCAATCGGGTATTTGTATAGAGTTCAACCCACTAATCATTCTGTTAATACCGCCAATAATCCAATTAAGCGGTACTTTTGCTATCGCATATAAGGAATCAAATACACCTTTAAATATGGTTTTTACACCTTCCCAGGCTTTAGACCAATTACCTGTAAACACCCCAACTATAAAATCAATTAGCCCATTAAAAATTTCTAGTACGCCAGTTATTACACCGCTAGCCATATTCAAAAAGGTAGTTAATGCATCTCCAACTGCTGCAAAGGAAACTTGAAATATTGGAACAAGTATGGTTAATAAGAAATCAACTATAGGAGCAATAAACCCATTGTAGAACATTAATAAAGCTTCTGTAGCTTTTGCTGCAAAAATCATTAATTGCTCAACAACATTTTTTAAACCGCCAGACCAGATCTCGCTGAACATATCAATGGCACCTTGTACAAAAGGTAGTATCAAATCATTAAAAATTATCATTATCCATTCAGCAAGTTTAGTAAATGCATCTGCTGTAGCTTGTAAAATATCAGCACCCCATTTATCCCAAACTTCTTTAACAATGGCCAAAACTTCTGTAATTACTTGCTGACCTACTTCCATACCTGTTTGAATAATTTGAACTATCTGTTTAATAGAATTATCAACAAGCAATGATATTTCTTCCCATGCTGCATTCATCATATTTCTGGCTTTTTCATTTGTGTTATACAAATACACCATACCAGCCACTAAAGCTGCTATTGCTGCTATTACTGCTAACACAGGAACTACTACTGCTGCAATTGGAGCTGCTGAAGCACTTAATCCAGCAAAACCAGCTGCTATAGCTCCAATACTATTTACTACAGTTCCAGCTATTACTACAATTGGACCAAGTATAGCTGCAATACCCAATCCACTCAACACAGTTTTTTTAGTTGCATCATCTAAATTTTTAAAACCATCCACAAGCTTGTTAACTTCTGTTACCGCTTCAGTAAAATAAGGTAATAATATTTCTCCAAATTCCGCTGATGTTTCTTTCACAGACTCTTGAAATATCCTCATCTGATTAGCTGCACCATCTTGAGTCCTGGCAAAGTCACCTTGTGCATTTTTAGCATTCTCCATTACGTATTTATATCGCAAGGCTACTTTTTCAGATTGGGTCATTTTAGAATAAGTTTTACCCAATCCTTCTGACAATGCAAATGCTTCTAGAGTAGAATCTTGCATTATAATACCTAATGATTTTAAAGCTTCACCTTCACCTGTAAAAATACCTTTTAAAGCATCTTGTGCTTGCTCTATGCCTATATTTTTAAATGAGGCTAAATCTCCAGCAAGACCAACTAAGCTTGTTGACATTTTTTCTGCTTCATCCGTTGTTTGACCCATAGCTGTTCCCATATCACCATATAATGCAGCCATATCTAGTGCTGTGCCTTTAGCAATACCATAGGTTTTTAAAGTAGTTTTAGACCAATCTTGTACGCTTTTTGCGTTTTTCTTAAAAGCCACATTTACTTTATTTGTACTTTCTGATACATCAGAAGCCATTTTGATTGCTGCAAATCCTGCACCTGCTATAGGTAATGTAACACTTGTTGTTAGGCTTTTACCTATATCGGTTATTTTGCTTCCTGCTTCTTTAAAAGCACTTGAACTCTCATTTAAAGCTTTTTTTAATTCTGAATTATCAGCAGTTATTATTGCAAATAATTCACCAATATTTAATGCCAAAATAAATCACCTCCTTACTTCCAAAATCTATTTACTGCCCTTTCTGCCACAACTGGATCATCAATTATAGTTTCTTTTGTATTGTTTATTAGATGAAAATTAGACTCTGGTGATAATCCTCTTAAAAGTGCTGTAAATCTTCTAATACTCATATTAATAATTTCTTTTCTTAGATTTATATTATATTCCCTTTGAAAATCTGCCTCTATACAGACCCAATTTTCAAAAATATCTACTTTTTTCCGTTATCTGAACCCGATTCATTACTTGCATTTCCTGCATATTGTTTTGCTGCCCATTTCATAATCTCAGTTAATTGAGTCATACTCATACCATTTTCACACCATTCTGATACATTATCTTCACCCAACATATCAAAAGCTATTTCTAATTGTTTTGCATCAGATAGCGTTGAATCTCCTCTTTTACTTGCTCTATATGTCTGTAAAATTGTTAAAGCTGGCAATTCACTTGGTAATTGATAAATTTTATTATAAAGCTTTATTTCAACAATTGGTTTCTGTTCTAATTCATTAAAAAATGCGTCAAAGTCCTTGTATTTTTCCATATAAATATTACTCCCTTTTTTATCAAATATCTCTTAATATACATATTGCATTAAACTAAAATAAATAATTTAATGCAATATATAATATTATATAAATTTTTAAGATACAGTTACCGCAATTGTATCTGTGTCACCATCTGCTGAGGTTATTGTAATCGTTGCACTACCTGTTGCAATTGCTACTATTCTTCCTTCAGCTGTTATAATTGCTTTTGTAGCATCTGATGAAGCATAAGTTAATGTTTTATTAGTAGTATTTCCAGGTGTAAATGCAGTTGTAATTAATTGTGTTGCACCAACTGCCAATGTTACTGTAGCTGGTGTACAACTAATTGAAGTACTTGATACAACTGCAAAACTAGCAGCACCACTACAAGTTAATTCACAACTCCAAGCGGTTGGATCGTCATTTCCACCTCCAACATCAGCAACATTTGCACTTGCCGTAAATTCCCTAACGGTCCCAAAAGGTGAAGTTAATTTAAAACTTCCTAAGCTTTCAGTACCTATTGCATCATTTAAAGCATCAACCAAACTTTGTCCAGCATCACGATCACCCGTTGTTGGATCTTCTAAATATTTTCCACCTAGTGATATAGTTCTTCCTCTTGAAGCAACTAGATGAGTATTCCACCCATTATCATCAAAAGTAGTAGTATCTGCATCATTTTTTGAACCACTAAAAGTTAAAGTATCTATACCCTTAATCTCATTCCATGAAAGAGTATCAGGATTTTGTATTTCAACTTTCCAGCCTCTAGCTAAGACTTTAACAGCTGCCATGATTTTTCCTCCTTGTTAAATTTTATAATCTACATCTAAATTAATTGAATATTCAAAATTTCCATTTTTATTAGTGCCTATACATTCAGGTGATCCATTTAATGATAAGCTGCTTACAATAAAATTTTCACCCATTGCAAAATAATCAGAATGAAATCCATGTAAAGCCTGCATTATGTCATTTGCAATTTTAAATGAATCAATTGGGTTTTTATTTCCTCGATAAATTACTTGAATTCCAGCACTAAAATAGCCTAATTTACTATCTGACTTTATACCAGGTGTGTTATAAATTGATATCAACTGCTCACCATCTGGCAATATATCAATATATATATTTCCATCAATTCCATTTGGTGAATATATTCCTAGCTCAAGATAATTTAAATATATTGCAATTTGCTCAGCTAATATCATTATAATGCACCTCCTAACTTGTTGAATAAAATCTGTTTAACTTTACCTTGTTCATTTTTAAGAGTTTTGGCCAAATATTTTCCTTCTCTGCCATTTTGAAAAGAATATTCTGGATGTTCATGTAGTCTTGCTGCATAAGGTGTATCGTAATATACAGACCCTTTTGGCTTTGATCCCATTTCAATATCAGTATTCCCACTCAATGTTAAACCACCCATATCAAAAGGAGCAATTTTATTTGATTCTTGTAACACATATTCACATGCATCTTCTAACCCTGATTTTATTGCTCTTTCAATTTGCATTTCAGCCCTTTTACTATCCCATTTTACTTTTACTTTAGCTTTAATCATTAAACCACCACCCATTCAACATGAGATGGAACAAAGCCCAATTGTGGCATTTTTTCAGTCAAAATATAAGTAAAACTATCAATAGTAATTTTAGAATCAATCTTTAAATTTAAAATTTCATCATCTGGGAACATAAATACAACACCTGATGAAACATATTCTTTTCCAGTCCTATCAACAAGTTTTTTTCTCTTTTCTTCAAATCTGCATTTTGCTGAAAATGAAGTTCCATAAATAGGCCCGTTTGGAGTATCTCCAGTAAATGGCCTAATTGTGCAAGTCTGAGTCAAGAGTATTGAGGGTATTCGCATTAGTTCTCACCCCCCTATATAATAAGCCCTGATCTTGTAAATAAAATCTTGATCTTGAAGCAAGTGAATTAGAGTTACTGCTTCCACCGCCATTATTACCAAAATCAACTGAAAATGACCCAATTGATAAGCTTTTATATCCATTTGAAATTGAAACGCTTTCACTTGCTTCATTCCAATACTCAACTTGTGCACAAGTAGCTAATTTGGCTGCTTCGGCATGGTCTGTATTTGCTTCATCAATATTACCCATTGTTGCGTGATAAATTACTTCACTTGCCCTTTTTAATAGCCTTGTTGAATCTGCTGGAAGGCTTTCCACTGTCACCCCCAGAAAATCCGCCAAGTCCGCTATCTCCGCATAAACTGGATATGCCATTTTCCTCACCTTCTTTTATTTTCAATTCCTCTTTTTTAACTTCTTTTTTAGGTTCTTCAATTTCTGTACATATTCCATTTTTACACCATCTTGCACCAATATCATCAGAAATATTTACTTCTTCATCAATCCTAAAAACTTTACCATTAAAAAGAGTCTGTTTTTTTATTAATATTTTCATTGTTCACCCCAAATTTTTTATAGAAAAAGGGTTTTTTACAACCCTTTTTCTATAAATTTATTAAACTACTAAGTATGAATCAATTATATTTCCATTTGAAGCACTATTTAAATCAATTGTATTTGACTCCATAGCTGTTGCACTTGCTGTCATAGTTGCTGCTGTAGCTTCTAACACATTGTTTAAATATGAACCTAAGCAAGGGATATGAGCTCTCTTGTAAGGTAAGCCATATTTATCCCCCCAGCCTATAGCAGTTGTAGCACCATTTCCATCATGTGCTGGTATTGTTATAGAAGTTACAGTTTTAAATGCTTTAGATCCTGTTACTGATCCTGCTGTATTCTCTGTAAATGCTGGTAAAGTTTCTGTTATAGCTTCATCATTGTAATTAGTTCCTGCAATTATTACTTGAATAGGTTTTATATCTGCTGCTGTTCCACCTGCTGTTGCTGTGATGTTTCTTGGCACAGCAGGATTTGTAATAGCAGTAGTTACAACTTGTTGAGCACTATTATCTGTTACTGCTGCATGTACTCCAGTAGTGTTTGGAGCAACCGCATTAGCTGCTGTTACTTGAAAATGTGCTATAAATCCTCTATCTAACTGAGCACCTTCAACATCAGATTGCAATACTTGACCTAATCCAGGGTTATAAGGATAAAAACCACTCATTTTATTTCCTCCTTTTAAGGTATTAATTCTCATTTTAATTAATACCTTGTATTAAATTTATTATAAATACATTGTACAAAAGTAATTTAATTAATTGTATAAAATTCAATTAATAGATTGTATAAAATATTGTTTACAATATAATATTAATAGATTGTATAAAATATTTTTTATAATATAATTAATTTAAATTGAATAAAATTATATTTTATTAAAGTTATCAAGGAGTCAATACTCCAATTGGATATCTTGTTCCTGCTGTTGGATTAATTTTATTTACTGGGTTTGGTATTTGCCAAGCTAATCTCATAACTGCTCTAAGTGCAATCATCATTATGTTATCGTAATGGCTCTTTATCCACTACATCTGCAAGTTTTTATTCCGTTGCAGCTCAGACTATATCATCACTATATATTATAGTGTCGGGCACTCGTGGATAGCTTATTGGTTTGACTCCTCACCATCTAGTCGTTGCACCTTCCAAGGTACTGATTGTCAATTCCCTTGGCTTGGCTCATGATTACCAATTATTTTTAGATATTCATCTGGCATTCTATCTTTTTTAATACAATTGCAAGAACAACAACAAGGTACAATATTATCAATATAATCTGTTCCACCTTTGGTTAATGGTATATAGTGATCTCTAGTTATTTCTTTTTTATTCATCTTCTTTCCACACCAATAGCATTTATAATTATATTCCTTTAATTTTTCTAAAAATTCAATTTCAGTAAAGCTTCCTATAGCATTTAATTTAACAATTCTTCTTCTTCTAGACTTTTCCATTATAATATTTGGATTATCTTTTTGATATTGAAAAAAATATTTCCTTCTTTTTTCACGATTGTTTAAATACCACTTTTTCCAATATTCTTTTTGTTTTTGCTTGTTTTTATTTTTCCAATTGTTAGAAGCTTGTTTTTGAATTTCAGAATTATTTTTATAATATTCTTGTTGATTCAACCTTAAAATTTCCCTCATTCCTTCAGCTCTTTTTAGTCTTTGTTCATTAAGACATGTCTTGCATCTAAACTTTAATCCGCTTTTAGATGTCCTATCTTTATAAAAATTTTCTAAAGCTTGAGGGTTTTTTTCTTTGCAATTTTTATTTGTACATGTTTTTATATAATCACCCCAAAGTAATTATATAGAATGCCACCATATCTTGCAATAATATTTTCAGGCTTCCCATGAATTCACCCGATTTATACAGGACGTGATTAATTAAGTTCATCCTGTTGAGCAAGATTGTAAACAATTGCCCCTGCGTTATCCTGTATTACTGCTTGATCTAAAATTTTATAAGTAATATCTTGCCTCATTGCATATAATAGTTGCGTAAAATCTCCGCTAAATTGTAATGCTGAAGCTGCGTTTACTGACCCATTTTTAGGGAAAAATATTGGAGCACCATCTAAATCATACATGCCTGGACTTTGCATACTTGACTTAAATAATGGTTGACCATCTGCATCTCTAAGACCTCTATATTTACCCCTCATTGACATTGCTGCAATGTGACCTGAAGCCATATATCCATCTGCCTCAATTGCAGAAATAACACCATTTTCACCAAGTAAATCATCATACAAATCTACTCCAGTACCAAGTGCTACTGTGTTTCCTGCTGCTGTTGATGCTGTTAATAAATCTGTTGGCCATGAAGCTGGAGCATTAGTACCAAACATTACAGCAGCATCAAAAGCAGCCCCCATCGCTTCAATAATTCTTGGTCTAACCTCTGCCCAAATATCATAATCAGCATCATCTAAAACCGCTTCAGGAATTGGAACAATTACAGCCAATTCTTCAGCATTAAAATATTTATTTGTCCAATCCATCTCACTTGTTTGTTTTAAGCCTGTGTCACCATCAACAAAATATGCTGTTGGCAAGCTTGATAAAACTGGTACCCTTCTTTGTCCTCTGCTCATATTTGGAGCCTTTGTACCAAGTGTCATAATTGCACTTGCAGCTGGTAACCCCTGAATAATTTCCCTTGATACTTCTTCAGGAATAAGTGCACTTGCATCACTTCTAGTTATTTGACTATTATAAGGCATGTTTTTTTCCTCCTTTTAAGCCTCAGGATCTTCCTGATGCTTTTCTTATTAATGAATTCATACTAAATTTAACACCGTCACCACCACTATTATTATTATCAGTTCCGCCCTTTTTATAGCTTATTTCTTGATTTTTAAATAAGTATGGTCTTTCTTGCTTTACTCTAGCTATTTCCGCATCTATTCCCAAGATTTCACCACTTTTAGTAACTTTAAGACTATCTTTATTTACAAATATCAAAATATCTTTTGGGTTAATTGCATCTTTGGCTGACAACATTAATTCAGTATCTATTTTAGTATTTTCAATTTGAGTTAATAAATTTTGATTTTGATCCATTAAACCTTGTAATTGATTTTGTAGTTGTTCATTTCCCTCTGCTGAGGTTTTCATATTATTTAATTGTTTGTTTAAATCAAGTACTTGAGTCTTAAAAGTATCTCTTTGAGATATAACATCATTTAACCTGCTAGCTGGTATAAATTCTGCCTTATCTCTCTTATTTAATAATACATCGTATCCAAGAGAATTTAATTTTTCGCTTAATTTTGAAAAATGCTCACCTGAATCTGCTACATCTGTTAAATCATCTTTATGCTGTTCAAAAACCTCATTTAAATCTGCCATGTATATTTATCTCCCTTCACATTTTAACGGCATGCGTGCCTTATACAAAGTTTTTAAAGTCTACATGATTAGACATGCTTTATATTTGTTCCGCTGACCTTCTTCTAAATAGTTTCATGTTAAATTTTTCTTCATATTCTTTTAACAATTCAACTTGTCTATCTTGATATTCTTTTATTTTAGCCTTTGCCAATTCGCTATCTATGTTATCGATTGCAACTAATTCACGTCTTTTCCAACGTCTTATTTGCCTCTCGTTATATCTTTGTTTTTGGGTATATTCATATTGTTCTGAAGCTCCCGAAGTAACTGTATTTGGTTTTGTAAAGCCTGGTATATATCCAGTTATATTATGCCTACAGTTAGGATGAAATAATCCAGCTGCTTTTGCTTGATCTAAAGTTTTATATCCTGGAGTATCTCCACTTATACTCAACACTTTATTTTCCCAAGGTCTACAAAGTGGACATTCCCCAGCATGGTCACTAATTATAATTAAATCTCTATTTGCTTCAGTTTGTCTATCAATATGACCTTGTAACATTGCATTTGAAGTAAGTGACCTGGTTGCCATTTCAATATAACTTGTTAACGACCAGTTTCTACCTAGCTTATCCACAAATCCAGTAATACCAACATTCGCTAATCTATTCAACATCTTTTTAGCAACTTGTTTTCTTGTTTCAACACCTGTTAAAACTTGAGTTGCCATTTCTGCTTGTACATTTCTATATACATCAATTGTTTCACGTAAAATAGTAAACTTTATATCTTCTACTATCTCATTTGCCTCTTTTATCAGCCTTACAAGACTATGAGGTATTTTGTATTTGGTATTTGCTAAATCAAAATCAACTTGAGTGCTCAACCTACCCGATTTATAAGCATCCTTTATAATTTTTGTCAGCTCAGCATCAGATAATTTTGATAATTCTAAAGCATTTTTTTCAATATCAGCCCTAATTTCTTGTATCTCTTTTGCTTTTAATTCTGTCCAACCCTCATCAAGTGCGTTTCTTTTAACCCTTTTAGCTATTTTTTGTAACATCAAATATTCTGCTTGTTGATATATTCTAACTAGTTCCTCTGATAAGGATCTAGATAATTCAGTCGAGATCATCTGTATCATCACCTTTAATAAGATTATTTAAGTTAATTCCAACCTCATCAGGATTTTGTAAGTCTGATAATCCATTTTCTTTTATTATTTTTTCTACTTCAGCCATTATTTCATCTTCTGACCATTCAGTATGTAACATTCTCACTTTCGTTTCCGTGCTTGCTGCCATTGCCGCACTAATTTGTTGTAGTGCTGTGCTAGTTTCTGAAATATCATTGCTTAAACTATCACTGAACTGAGTTGTAATGTTTACATCAACCTCTACACTTCCATTTAACTCTGTTTTATAAACTGCCAGCATTAACTTTATAATCTTTTTTAAAGCACTTTCCCAATAAGTTTCCTTTTTGTTTTTAGTTATAAAACTTCTTCTTTCCCTTATATTTAAAGCTGTTCCACTCTCCGCTCTACCTGAGATTGTAAGCCCCATGCTTTGCGGTGAATATCCAGCACTAGTAATAATTCTTTCAATCAAATTTAAACAAGTTTTTTCAAATTTATCTGCCCTAATGTCAAACTGTATTGGAGTTATTTTACTATCATCACTGACTGGATCCACATCCAGCTTAGCAAAAACCATTTTATCTAAATTATATCTAAACCCGCTGCTGTCTTTATTTAAATACTCACCAGGTATTAATATTTTCCCTTGAGATATTGCAATATCTCTCATCCAACTAGAAAAGGTCTCATCCAATGAATCCATGAGCCCCTCTACGCCTAAAAAATCACTTCGACCCATACAGCTATTTCTATCTAATCGATTAGGCAAAATATTAGGAATATAAACACATAGTATGCTATTAATTAATGTTTCAACATTTTTGTAATTTTCACCCTCAACAATTGAGGTTAAATCAATCTTATTACCAAGTTTGTCGCATGTTCCAAGCCAAAGATCGTACTCGATTGATCCATTATTATAATATGTTTCAAACAATCTATATACTTTCTTATCATCTTGTTTAATTACTTTCCAAAAAATAACCTTAGTTAAAATTCCAAATGTAAAAAATGGTACGGCATTGTCAACTTGCTCTATAACGGGAATAGGATATTCTGATACTTCACTATCCCAAGCAACTTTTATATATCCACCACCCATAGCTGCACAAGTTTCAGCACACTCTAATATTTTTCTAAAAAAGCAACTTTCATCTAACATATTGTTTAAAACTTCTTGTGTATATTTATAACTTTGTGATGCATTTTCCTCATGTGCTTCAACAATTTTAATTATTGGAGGTTCACTAAAAAGTAAATCAGCACTTAATGCCGCTACATCTCCAGCTATGGGAACATGAATACCTATTTCGTTTTCATTTTTAATTTGTCTTCCCCAAAACGAGTCCCAATTTAAATTATATGTAAGTCCATAATGATTATTTCCTAAAACATCATTATAAAAATTTGCTAAAATTGTTGGATCACCACTATACCAAGCCGAATGTTCAGCCATTTTCCATCTTTTATGGTCAAATGGAGGCCATAACATATTATCATATATCTGCATAACTTTTTTTCTCCTTACTTAATGTAGGTCTGTCTACTTCCTGCCGTATCGCAAGGTACATGTAAAGCAGCCTTATAAAATATTACATCATCAGCATAAGTATCATCTTGATGAGTTGGTGTTCTTGTTACGGTAAACTCTATCAAACCACCTAAATTAACACCACCAACGGGAATGGCTAAATTACCACCACTTAAAACATTGTAATACTGCTTATTAGTAGTAATATTTGTAAGTATTACTAGTTGCGTACCAGCTATCGGAGCACCATTTGGAGGTATATAACACCAGTCTATCACAAATCTATATTGACCAGTTCCAACTGTGCTTGGAGCCGTGTGTAAGTGAAATTCTATAGGTAAAGTACCAGCATTTATTGCAGCTAAAGCCACATCATGTGCTATTTCGAATGTATTTCCTAAAACTTCAGATTGATTAACCCCATCAAAGGCATACTTTCTAGTTACAACACCACCAATGGTTGGAGTTACTAAGTCTGGAGCACTAGCACCTTGTGGTACAAACCACTCTCCTCCTACATATTCATCACGATAAGTTATAGCATTGCCTTTTGCCACATAAGTTCCATCAGCTTCAAATAGACTATAGTTACCATTATCAATATCACCAAACATATACTTATCTTCGTGTACCCTTACACAGACCCACCCATCATTAATATGGCTTTTTACAACCATACCAACTATAATTCTAGCTACGCCATCTGCTGGTTTAACATCAGTTAATTGACCAGCTGTTTCACTTAAGTATAAACAGGTACCCTCATCATAAGCATTAGTATTTAAGTCCCTTACTATACCACTTATTGTAATATAACCCTCTTGATTAACTGGTATATCAGCCGTTACCATACCTAAAACCTTTTGACTATTATTATAATTATTTGCATCAGCTAAACTAATAACTGGTCTGTTGCCTTGTGCATCACTAACATAAACTACAGCACCATTTAGAATAGGTGAACCGCTTTTATTTACTGCTCTTATAAATTGTTCTTGTCCTATTTGAAGTTTTACAGCACTACTAAGTTGTAAGCTTAATGTTTTATCCGCTTCATCCCAACTTAGCGTTCCAACATCTGCTGGTACTCCGCTTGGCTCTAACTCAAAACTCATATAATTAACTGGAGGCTGTAAGCTTATAGTTACAGGTAAACCAGAAACTATTGAGCCATCAGGCATTAACCATTTTGCAACACTAGAAGCTCTTTGAGTATATAACAGAGCTCTTCCAGCATCTGCAGGCTCTACTTCTACATTATCAAAAGTTGTAATGCTCCCATCTTGAAGCAAGTATTTGTCAGCCTTTGGAGCATAATCACCATATCCCATTTATAATTCTCCTTTCTATTTTTTATTTACAACTAATCTCTGCCATATTATTCTTGTACCATTCGCAATATATCTTAATGCATCCATACAATGGTCATTCTTTTTAACTGGTATATCTTCGCCCCTTTGTTGTGCTTTAGCATCCCAAGAATAAGAGCTAAATTCAGTTATTGTATTCTTACAAGTAGATAATACTCTTAACAAGCCCGATTGAATTATAGAACTCATTAACTCAATCCCATTGTTAACACTATTGTCTGCTTGTCTAACTTCCCTTATTCCTTCCTGGTGAAGTTGAAGCATGAATCCCTTTGCTGATGGATCAATAAAAATCTTGTCATATACAACTGGCATTCCATCAACTCCATTTTTAATTAACCATTTTTTAAAGTCTTTTGCATAAACTTGTGGTGATTTCTGTATTTGAGAATCTTTTCCGCTATGAAAATATTCATCTAAGATATAAAACTTATTATCCGATCCAATCCCAACTAAAATAAATGTTGTTGCATTACTTTGACCATAGTCAACCCCGATCCATTTCTTATTGATCTTAATTCCAATAGCTATTCTTTCTATTACCATGTCTTGAGTAAACATAGAATAAATTATACCCTCTGCCATTACCCACTCACCATTGATATATCTTTGATAAAAAACACCTTGGAACATTTTTCTATATCTGTCTTTAACTTTTTGACTCAATGTCAAATTATCATCAATCTTAAATTTAACCCGTAAAAGATTTTTCTCTTTTAGCTTGTCGATCCATTCAACCTTAAAGTAATGAAATGGACCCGATGGATTGCAATTAAACCAAAGTTTACTGCCTTCAATTGAACATCTAGCAGCAGCTTGATTAATAAAAGATTCAGGCATTAAAACAGCCTCATCAAATAAACAACCTGCCAGGCTTAAGCCTTGAATCAAATCCTGACTTGACTCATCTCTTCCACCAAACACAAAAAAAGTATTTGTTACATCGTTAAAAGTAATATGTATTAGATTTTCATTTCTGACCTCATTTACAACATATCCAAAACTAATTAATGCTTGCTTTAACCATAACCATACATTACGTCTAAAACTTCCTATTGTTTTTCCACACATTGCAAATATCTCATCGTTATAGCTTGACATTGCCCAAATAACAAAACTAACTGCTAAGCTTACTGTTTTTCCTGATCTTATTGCACCATCACAAATTATTCCATCAAAGTCCTTCTTGAATATCCACCAAGTGAGCACTTTTTTCTGTTTTACTGAGAATTCTTTAAATTTAAAATTAGATTTTTGCAACCTTCTTATCATAAATTTCAAAATTCCTTTCTGATGAAGCAATAAAACTTAAATAATATCCATTTTATGTAATGTGTACATATTGCCCTTTATTTTGTCATTCTGCCACTTCTTCATATTCATCTTCCCAAATATCGTTTTGTTGTTTTAAAGCATCTACAAACCCATTCTCGCTTGAATGTGATTCATCCTTAACCAAACCTAATTTAATTTTCTCAAGTTGAAGCTTTTCTTTTTCAATTAACAATCTTTCTGCATCCATGTTGGAACGAATTATTTCTAACTCTAATCGCCTTTTCTTCATGTCGTTTTCATATACTATTCTTAACACAGATATAGATAAATCCTTAAGCTTACCAACATTAATCTGCTTTAAATCTTTCTCAACACCCATAAAGTTAATATATTTATTTAACTCATTATCTAGCACATATTGAGTTTTTCTAATGATTGTATCTGTCATTAACTCTAATACATCATTTGCACCAAGCAGCCTATTATAATTATTTTTCTCTTTTATGCTTGATAAATCATTCACTATATCTTTACCAGTAATTACACTACTTTTTAGATTTTCCAAATTTTGTTGATTGTTGTAAATATTGGTAAGTGGTTCTTTCTCCATTTGCTGGATTTTGTCAATAAAACTAGTTCCTGCCTTGAGTTCCTTTTCAATCTGTACTTTAGCTTTAACCCTGGCTCTAGCTTTTATAAAAGTCTTATATTCAACCCCAAATGTAGTACAAAAATCACGTGGTCGCATTCCTGAGTCTAATTGCTTTGCAACTATTTCAAACCATTCATCATCATTTCTTTTAGACTTTTTACCAATAATTATCACCTCTTGTAATTTATATTGTATCGTTAACATAATTATAGCATTATTTGTATTTTTTCAACATAGTTTTTCTAAGAAATTGCAAAAAATAATCTTGTTTTTCTAAAAATAAACAAAAAAAAAAGCCAAGGTCAACTTTTAAACACCTTGGCACTCGAATATTCAGTTTTCAATTTACAATTTCCTAAAAGGGATTAACACAAGTATATTATATCATTTTGCCCACAAAATAATAATTACAAGTTAATGTTTTTTAGCTTCATCAAAATATTACAAAGAAAAGTTGGTCAATAACTGGTATATTTTTACATAACAAAAGATTGCACATTAGCACAACATGCAATCTTTCATCACTGAATAACAAGCTACTTTACGCATGACAAGGGTTCCTAAACAGCGTAAACACTGAGCATTATTGTTTTTTGCAACAAAAACAAAATCGATAAATACAGAAAACAAGAATAAAAATATTATATCACATTTTAATTATTTGTAAAATCTTTCATTATCCTGTAAATTTCTAATTCTTGTAAATTGGTTTTACATCTATTATAAGTTTCACAGTCAATGCTAATCGATGAAGCAAAAGCAATTATTCCACAGCCAAAACATATACCTGAGTAAATATCTAAAGAATAAATAGAATAAATTATGCCACAAATATTTACAATTATTAAAATTGATGCAAAAATAAATTTAATTTTAATATGATTAATAG